CCTGCCATACCGGAGATTCGTTCGTCTCCGCAGTGTTGATATACAGCATCAGGTTCCTGCCATCCAACGGTTCTCCATTATCTCTTGCCATCGTCTTCTTTATTTAGTGATTAATAAAAGATACCGAAAGCCTCAAACACTTTCATGCCTGAAGCCTTCAGTGGACAATCATGCCTTGTCTTCCAACAATGCAATCACACCCTTCTGATCGTCACGAATGATGTCGGCTCCGTAACGGGTGAACGACTCGATGATCGTGCCGCCCAAATAACCGGGAGCTTCCGCATTAATGATCGTTCTGAGTCTTCCTTCTGCACGGCAGACCATCTTGTCGTTCCAGAACAAGGCCCCTGAAAGCAAGGAATCCTTCACATCCGCATCTCCCCTTAAAGGAGTTTTTCCGTTGTACAATACGCCATTGTGCCCTTCTTCCGTCGAACGCTGGAAGATGTCGATGCCAAGGATGCGTCCGATAACCCCTTCCTTCAGCCGGGATTCATTCCCCGTCTTGTAATAATCGACAAATTCGGGTATGGCGAGCAAGTCGGTGTACATGTCAGCCGTCACCATGCCGTACCAATTGCCTCCCATTCCGGAAACGCCCATTCGCATCATCAGGTTAAGAACCTTCAGAAGGTCCTCTTTCGTCAGGGCCTTTCTTTGCGAAGTGAACCCCATCACGTTTGACGGACGTGCGCTTCCTGTCGTTTTCAGAATGTTCGCTTCCAATTTGGGACACCAGTGTTCCATCGTATAAGCGGCGACTTTCGTGTTGATCTCCGCAGCCTGTTGTTCCTGCTTGGTTTGACGCTTGTTGTAGTTGACAAGCAATTCGGACTGCGAGTCGATAAGCAGGGGAGCACAATAGATCAATGTCGTATTGTACTTTTTCGTGCTGTCCGTTGACGTTTCAACAGACAAGGGCAAAGAACTGGGTTTACCCTCTTTCGCTTTGCTGATCTTTGTCTGTACAGGCTTTTCCACCTGTTCGGTTTTATCAGCCACCCCGGTCTCACCAATAGACTTCTTATAAAAACTATTGTCCGGGAAAATGAGCTTTTGTAGTTCGCTCGAATAAAGTGTCGTTCTTATTTCTGCCATATTCTAATCGATTTGTACGGCATCGGCCGTTTGGATAAATTTTTCACCATCATACACATATTCGGCAACTTTTGTTTTGCCGGCAACACCGGCAGTCGCTTTGCCTGCCATACCTTCTCCGGGAGTAAGGCTTTCCGTGGCGGTCGTCCTTGTTTTCACGACAAGGCGGGCACCCGGTTCCACGTCCTTGCTGATCGCAAGATTAAGGGTGCGTGCCCCGGTTGCGATGACGCTTGCACCATCTACGATTGTCAGGTTGTTATAAATATCGACAGCCTGATTTCCCGTGGCCGTCAAACTGACAACGTCTGCCTTACCGAAGGGCCACTTTACGATTGGATTCTGTAATTCCGTGTTCATAACTTTTATGCGATTGAAGATTCATATTCGTTGAGCAGGCGGTTGAAACGTTCCGGATCTTCCCGTTCCATTTTAAGCAGGGCATCCGGATTGTGCTTTTGGTACCAATCCCAGTCATGGCTGTCGTTTCCGCCTTTTTTCTCCTTTTTACCCACACGATCGAGGACATCACTTAGCCGGCGGTTTTCCGTTTGTCCGGCAGGTTTACGGGTAAGTTCCCCGTCCTCTTCTGTTTGTTTGTCTACCTCTTTGTCCTGAACATCGGATATCATTTCCGCGAATAACTCGAAATCGGCATTGGCCAGCCGCTTCATCCGGTCTTCATTCTTGTCCGTTACTGTCCCGTTCTTTTTACCCAAAGAGAGCAATTGTCCGATAAGGGCATCCCTCGTTTCGTTTGCCGTCTTCTTTTTTTCAGCAATGGCATCCAGTATCTGCTGCTGGCTTGCATCCTCCGGAAGGCCGAGAGCTTTTGCAATTTCTTTCATGTTTGTCTTTTTATTAGATGATTGATATTCGTTATTGATCCGGCTCAAAAGTTCCGGAACGGATAGATTGCTTAATTCTTCCTTGCGGGGAGTCGTGACCACATCATCGCACAGGCCCGCCGATTGTGCTTCCAATGCGGAAAACCAGGTTTCATCCTTCATCAGCGATGTTATCTTATCCTTGTCACAGCCCCTTCTCGAAAGGATGGTACGAAGGGTGTCGGCAATGGAGTTTAACGCCTTGCGGTCCTTTGCCGACAGTTTTTCACTTTCCATACCGGGGATATGGGGATCATGGATCATGAGCTTTGCATAATCCTGCATGCTCACCTTGTCGGACGATATCGCAATGACGGCAGCCATGCTTGCCGCAATGCCATTCACATGCGCATGGATATAGGCTTTTGCCGAGAGAATGGCCGATACGACCGACAACCCTTGCGAGACGCTTCCTCCGTCACTGTTTATAAGGATGTGGATGGTGTCAGCCTCCTTATCCAGATTCGCAATATCATAGGCCATCCGGTTTCCGTCCACGTCACGACCTATCACACCATACATCCGTATGGTAGCTTCGCGCTTTTCCTTGTTTTCTATAAGTTCATAAGCCATTTTATTTTTCGCGTTACTGTGATTTGTTGATTGATTTCGACAGCGAAGTAAAGACCGTAAAAGACCTGCCGCAAATAAAGTTCCAAGGGTTGTAATAAAGATTGCAAGGCTTGGAACTTTTCTTTTCCAAAAGGATTTATGCCGTCACCTTTGCATCATAAAAACACGTGACATGGACGATAAATACATTGCCTACATATTGTTCAAGGAAGGAATTTCCGGACAGGAGATCGCACGGATCATGAAAAGGTCCGAGCAGACGATATCCAGATGGAAAAAGAACGGGGCCTGGGAGCAGAAGGCGACAGAAGACCTTATGGCCATGCAGACAATACATGAAGACATCCGCGACCTGGTCCGTTACCAACTCCTCCAGCTGCGCAAGCTGAAGGACCAGTATATCAAATCGGAGGCGGATGGCGGGGAGCCCCAGTTGATCGGCAAAGGGGACATAGACGGGGTGCGGGACCTCTACAACATGATAAAGCCGAAGGAAACCGACTGGACGGCATTGGTCAGGACTGTACGGAAGATCAACAAGTTCCTTACGGACAACTACCCTGTTTTAGCACGTGACGTAGCTCCAGCCTTGAATGATTTTTTAAATGAGGAAAGGGGAGGGAACAGATCATGAGCCTGGAGATGAATTTAAGCCGAAAGGAGCAGAAAGAATATGAACAGTGGCTCAGAGAAATGCAGGAGACGGTCCGTCTCGAACCGATCCGTGAGGAAACGGATGAGCAAAAAGGCAGGCGAAAAGCCTCCCTTCTGAAAAACTTCACGAAATTCTGCCGTTATTATTTCGAAGACTTCATGGATGCCGATTTTGCCTGGTTCCACAAAAAAGGAGTTGGCCTGATCGTCGAAAACGACAACATCATGTTCGTCGGAGAATGGCCGCGTGAACATGCCAAATCCGTTGTCATGGACATATTCCTGCCAATGTACCTTAAGGCTTTGGGAAAACTTACTGGCGTTGTCCTTTCCTCGGCCAATGAGGATAAGGCGGACGGATTGCTCGCAGATTTGCAGGAACAGCTGATGTTCAACCAGCGTTATATTGCCGACTACGGACCGCAGTACAAGTCGGGGAAATGGGACGCCGGGCATTTCGTCACGAATGACGGGATCGGTTTTTGGGCATTCGGTCGCGGACAATCCCCGCGTGGCGTACGTGAAGCCGCGCTCCGTCCCAACCTGATTATTGTCGACGACATAGATGACGCTGAAATATGCAAGAATGAAAAACGCGTACAGGAAGCCACGGACTGGGTGTTGGGTGACCTGTACGGCTGTGCACCGACCAAAGGCAGCCGTTTTGTCGTGATCGGGAACCGTATCCATAAAGGCAGCATCCTCTCACATATCGTCGGAGATGTTGAAGAAGGCGATCCGGTGAAAGAAACGATAACCCATCTGAAAGTATATGCCCTTGAAAACCCGCGCACACACGAAATGGACCTTTCGGAAAAAGGCGTGCCGGCATGGAAAGAAAGATATACCAGGGAACAGATCCTGACGAAGATGAAGAACATGGGACAGCGTATTGCCCTTCGCGAGTTGTTCCACCAACATATCGTAATTGGCCGGGTGTTCCGCGAAGAGCACCTTCCCTGGGCCGACCTGCCGCCAATCGACAACTGCGAGAAGCTGGTCACCTATTGCGATCCCTCTTACAAAGACTCGAAAAAGAACGATTTCAAGGCAATCGTCCTGATCGGCAAGAATGGTCCTTACTTTGACATTTACGATGCGTTTTGCCGCCAGTGCACCACCCCTGAAATGGTCCGCGGCCATTACGCCCTGGCGGAAGAAATACCCTCGCATAAAAATTGTCCGCACTGGATGGAAGCGAATTTCATCCAGGACATACATCTTGAAAAATATGACGAAGAGGCGGAAAAAAGAGGCTACAGCATTGCCATCAGGGGAGACAGGCGGGATAAACCGGACAAGGTGGAGCGTATCGAAAACCTTTCCGCATATGCGGAGAGGGGGAGGATCCGGTTTAACAAGGCATTGAAGCACAGTCCGGACATGCAGGAGATCCGCCAGCAATTCCTTGGATTTCCGGATGCTCCGCACGATGATGGTCCCGATGCCGTGGAAGGTGGCATTTACAAACTTAACAAGCCTGGAGTGAAACAAACCGGCGGGCTTAGATCCGCAAAATACAAACACAACAAATATAGACGACCATGGTAGTAGATTATTTGCAGACATGCGATTTCCTTGTTTTCATATCGGATGCCTCACTAAAAAAGCTCATCCGCGATGAAGACTGTAAGATACTCAACGCACAGACAATGGCTTACGGGTATATTTCCGAGAAACTGTCCGGACGTTATCAAATAATAAAGGAACTTTCGAAAGAAGGGGACAGCCGGAATGCCTCGATGGTCCGGTGGATGACCGTCCTCACGGTTTATTTTCTCTATCAGTCCGTCCCGGATGAAAGTATCCCGGAAAGGGTAAGGTTAAACTACGAAGACGTGCTGAAAGAGATCGACCGGGTCGCATCCGGCAAGGACAACAGCACGCTCATTCCGGTTTTGGATTCCTCCGGCAAACCCCGGACATCATTCCGGTGGGTTTCCAGTCCGAGGCGAAGTCATAATCCTTTTGGCTGATCTGTGTCCTCTTTGTAAACATCATCTAAATACAATTCGAAATGGATATAAAAAGAATTACAAACAAAATAGCGTCCAAGTTCGGCATGAGCCGAAAACGTAAGTCGTCCCTTTTGAAACGCCAAGGTCCCACACGGGTCAACATGGAAATGAATAACCTCGTGAAGGCCGCTCTGGAAGCCCTTGATCCGGATAATTCCGACCGGACAGGCCTGCTGGATATATATGAAAACACATGGAAAGACAGCCAGGTCATCAGCGAGCATGAAAAGGCGGAAGCCTTTCTGATCACGGAGCCTTTTGAGGTCTGCAAAAAAGGCAGTGACAGCGAGGATAAGAAACGGACCCAGCTTTTGGATCGTCCCTGGTTTACGCGTTTTCTGACCTTTGTGATGGACAGTGAGTTTTGGGGATATCAGCTTATCGAATTCGGTGAGCAGGATTCCAAAGGCGAATTCGTGGACGTGAAAGTCTTTCCAAGAGAGCATGTCCGTCCTTTTGAGAAGATAATCACGATAAACCCTTGGGATCGTGACGGCATATCTTACGAGGGACATGAAACGGCGTTTTTCCTTTTGCCCGTCGGAGATCCGGAAGTGCTTGGAAAATTGGAATCCATCAGCCGGGAAATCATATGGAAAACTTATGCACGGTCGGACTGGTCGGAGTACAACGAAAGGTTCGGGAAACCTTTTATCACCTATGAGACGGACACCGACAATGAAGAAGAACGGGAAAAAGCGATGGAGATGGCCGTCCGTTTTGGCAGTAACCTGGTTGGAGTCGTCGGCAGTAATGAAAAACTGACCGTTACAGCCGTAGCCAGCAAGGAAAGCAGCGATAATTACAAGAGCCTTGCCGATTTCTGTGACGACCAGATCGCCAAGATGATGAACGGGCAGACCGGAACCAGCAAGAACGGACAGTGGACCGGAACCGCGGAAGTGCACGAAAGGGTCCTTACGGAGTTCACCAAGGCGCGGATGAAACGCATCCAGGATATTGTCAATTACCGTCTCTTTCCCTTTCTTGTCGCACATGGCTACAAGCTGGACGGATACGAGTTCCGGTTCTATGGCTTGAAGGATAAAAAGGAGAACACGGTGGACAACAAGAGCTATGACGAGCCGAACCCTGCCAAGCGGAATAATCCGGACGAAGACCGGGCCATCGGTTTTTTCGGAAAGGCCCGGAAAGTGAAGGTTTAGGATTTTCCGGGCTTGTTTCCCACTTGTATGATTGCCACTGTCCGGCGTGTGCTTCCATGCGGGAACAGATTTCAATGGATTTCAGTTTGGATGAGTC